ACTGGTGGTGTCACTGGTGGTGTCACTGGTGGTGTAACAGGAGGCGTTACAGGTGGAGTGACTGGAATTGGAGGAGTAACAGGTGGAGTAACAGGTGGGGTTACTGGAGGTGTTACAGGTGGAGTCACAGGTGGTGTGACAGGTGGTGTTACTGGAGGAGTCACTGGAGGAGTCACTGGAGGAGTGACTGGTGGAGTAACGGGAGGAGTAACGGGAGGTGTTACAGGAGGTGGAGGTGGTGGTGGTACAAGTCTAAGATGCACACCTATTCCACTTGGAAAACGCTGTAATGGACTCACTTTTACTCCTTATTAGTTATTAAGCAAACTTACTTTGTGAGGCAATAGCAGTAAATGTGGCAGCCCCTGTTTTTCTAATTGTGTAAACATAAACATCTGTTGAATTGATATTTCCTGAAGAAGGTGCTGTTCCACCTAACCACTTAGGAACTACTGCAGACCCATCAACACTAAATGCAGTTGGATAGTAAGCAGTTGCACCATTTGGTGTTTCAAATACTACAGAAATCTGTGATCCTACTGCCATCAATGAATCAAGGGTTGTTGAACCATCTCCACGAACATTTAGTGTCCAGTTACCTGAAGCATTAGATGTACGAATATTTACAGCAGAAGTAAGAACATCAACATTTATCGCTCCAGTTGCTGCTGTTCCAGAAATTGTTACTGTTTCTTCTGGTGATGTTAGTGTTGCACCAGTTGAAATGGCTATTGTTGGTACAGGTCCAGATGGATTAGTAATGGTAATACCTGCTCCTGCTGTTAAACCTGTCACATCGCCAGTACCAAATGACTGCCATGCTGAGCCATCATAATAGACTGTTGTGTTAGTATCAGCAAGATAAGCAAACATACCTTCTTGACGAATACCTGCTGTAAGGGCAGCATCTCTGGCTGCAGCATCAGCGAAGTACATGATTGACTGATTCTGTAGGTAGTACTGTACCTGTGCTGCTGTTAATACATCGCCTGTTGTAAAGGTCTTGTAACCAGCGTTTGGACTGCCTGTAGGCATGTTATTCTCCTTCTTAGTAAGTTAATGCATTGTTATTAGGTGGATCTGTTAATCCAAGTATACCTTGAGTTGCGGAATCAAGAATAAATGCTTGGATAATTGGTTCTGCTGTATAGACTCTGATATTCCATTGCCCTGGACTAATATCGTGATTAACTCCTTGAACGAATAACTCACGAATAACACTACTGCCTCCAGGCATGGACTTTTCAATATTGATTAATGAATAGATATCTAAAGATAAATTCTGCAAGGTATTTAACTCATCAATGTCAGAATTTAAGTTCAAACTCATAGAATCAATTCTTAATGTAGCATCCTTACGAGCAGCAACAAGAGTCTGTGCTTGATCTAAAGCCTCAGCATCTGTTGTAACCAATAGGTTTGTTCTTTGACCTGACTTATAGGAATATAAATCAATACTTGGTTGACTTGTTACAATTTGAGGCACTGGAGCAGGAATTGTTCCTTCAGGAGCATATCTTGTAATAGACACATCGTTTAGAATAAGTTGATCATCAAATGCAAAGTCAACATTAGAATAAGGATATATTGTTGGTCCTGTCGTCATGTCTGAATATTGCAATGGAGGAACATCTGCCAATAAACTTACGCTTGTACGATCAATAAATCTTGCTTTGCCTTGTCTGGTCATAACAAATGCACCAAACTCAGATTGCTCAACTGTCTGAATAGCAGCCAAGATAGATCTATTTCCACCTGGATCTGGTTGCATAATAGAGTCACCAACATCTAATTCCATCATAGATGTAGGGAATCCACCAAAAGAAAGTAGATTTTCTACTCTTACTCCAGATGGTTGTAGGGTTGTACAGCCTGGAACTGGAGGTATTTCAGTAGAAACATTTGTTAGCAAACGGAATCCGTCAACACATTGTAGTGTAACAGTAGCATCTTCATTTGTACCAACATAAAAACTTGTATCAAAAGAAGTAATGTATCCTGAAAATATTGGAACTTGAACTGATTGTGAGCCTAATTGTGTCGTTCCATATATTCTTATTTTACGAAGAGGTAGCAATTTACCATAGTAAGGTGATGATGTATTCTGTGGATTGAACCATGAATCAGGATCATTTAATGTTACCGTCGCAGTTCCAGCCTCAAACTGAGAAAGAATACGGTTACGACCTCTACGAGTAGATACTCTTCTAACCTTGTCAGTAATATCAACAAGGTCTAATGGGCCATCTGCAAGAATATTAACATCCAACTTACCAAAATTAGGGTTATCTAAAATAAATGGATAACCAAAAGATGGTCCACTTGAGAAGTCAATTTCTACACCTACAACTGGTAACGCCATGTTAGATAGCCTCTAATGTTATTGAGTTACCGTTGTACTGTGCTGTTAAGAGTCCATTTCTGATAGTTGTAACTAAGTCTTGCTCTGCAGTTACAGATCCAGCAACATTTACAGTCACATTCACTGCTCCACCAGAGTTAGAAGGTGTTCCTGTACCAGCCATAACACCTGACATTGCTCTAAATCTTGCTCTTTCTGCTGCGTCATATGCTGCATCTGAGATTGAGTTATTTGCTGATGCTGCTGCATCTGCTGCTTCCTTAGCCTTAAATGCTGCAAGTGATGAAGCAATTCTTACTTGATCTTCTGCTGCCTTTAGTTGGGCTGCTATAGATGCTGCTCCAATGGCTCCAGACTCTTGTGATGCAAGGGCACTTGGAGTAACTCCTGCTGCTGCTAACGCTGCCTTTGTTGAGTCACCTGTTGCCTTAGCAACTGCATACGCTATTGCAGAGGCTGCAGATGCTGCTGAGGATGCTGCTGTTGCTGCTGAATCTGTCTTAGACCCACCAAGTCCATCATTCTTTGGAGGAATTGTTATAACTGGAGGAGTTGTTGTAGTTGGTGGAGTTATTGTTGTTGTTCCCTTGCCTAATAGGTCAAGGTACTTCTGTAGGGCTGCAGCAGCGTTTAGCCATGCAATTTCTGCTGCCTTAGCAGGATCAATGAGGGTACCTGAGTAAGAAACTGGAGAACCAATCTTCTTGATATAAGCAACAACCTCATCAATAGATAGTTTCCATTTGTCTTGTAGTTTTACTACTTCTGAGTCATCTAATTTACCATCATTTACAACCTGGACAAAATCAGCATATTTTCTGACTTCCTCTTCAGTCATTGTCCAACTCTTCATTAACTTCTTGATTTCATCATCACTCAAGAAGCCATCATTTATGTAGTTGTAGAACTCAAGATATTTCTTTGCTTGCTCTTCTGTACTGCCCCAGGTCTTAGCAAGATTAGTTATTTCGTCAGCACTAATCTTTCCATCAGATACTGCCTGGAATTGAATTAGGTATGCCTTAACTGCTTCAACTGGCATCTTCCAACCAGCAGCAAGTGCTTTAATTTCATCATCAGTAATCTTTTGATCACCAAGAACACGGAGAATATCAACATATCTTTCAGATAAGTCATTGACAAGTTTTTGATATTCAATTCTGTCTCTAAGTGCCTTAAGTCTCTTTAACTCTTCAGAGTTATCCTTTTGCTTAATTAATAATAGTTCTGCTGCTCTAAAGTTAATTGCTTCTTGTTCTGCAGACTCAAGAGTGCTTGTTGGAACAACTCCACCAACCTTAGCCTTACCCTTTCCAGGTACCTGCTGCATTTTCTTAAGTCTTGCTAATACGGCAGTTCTCTTTGCTTCTGCAGCAGCCTGACGCTGTTCTGCAGCCAACTGAATTGCCTTCATCTTTGCAAGTTCTGCAAGACGAGCCTTTTCTTCCTTAGAAACACTTTCTATTGCTGAACGCTCTGCTCTGTACTTATTAACAGCATCGTCCATTGACTGGTTCATCTTGTCATGAGCCTCAAACATGTTAGACAGTTTTTGGGCTGATTCGCTTAGTGTCTTGGTTTCATTACCAGAGACCTTCTTCATAATCCAGTCAAGTGTCTTAAATGCTGCAATGAGCAGAAGAATCTGCTTAAAGTATTTCTTGGCAAATGCAAGAGCACCCACAAAGGTAGCCTTAAGTCTTAGTAAGGCACCGTTTGCTAATGTTGCTGCAGTACCTGTTCCCTTAAGGGCAGCATTCAACTTATAAGTTTCAACAGTGGCCTTTGGAGTAATAATAAGATGTTGTTTAAATGTTGAAATTACTGAAACTAAGGCAGCATTAAACTTTCTCTGGATCTTATTTCCCTGCAAAGTAACATCGTTTGACTTTCTAACTATTTCTGCAAGACCAGTTGCTGCTGGAGCCAACTTATCAGTTGCAGTTTTGTTTGCTTTTGCAAATAATGTGTAGGCCTTAAGAGCACCACCAGCAAAAGCGATAGCCTTACCAGCACCATAAAGTGCTGCACCTAACTGAATATATCCTGCTACGCCAAGTGGTAAAACCTGGTTAATGGCTCTTAGAACATCAAAGATTGTTGATAAAGCCTTAGCAAACTCTTTTATATTTGAAACGGCAGAGTCTAAGGATCTCTTGATACCATTCTGATTGAGTTCAAGCCAATACTCAAGTTCTGGAATAACATCTGAGATTAAATATTTAACAAAATCTGTAAGGGCAGGAATTAAGGCATAACCTAATTTTTCCTTTAGTTTTTCAACAGAAACGGCTAATTGTCCAAATGGATCTTTCTTTGCTAATTCTTCTGCTGTTCCTCCATATGTCTTATCAAGATAGAGTAATGCAGCACCTAAATCTTTATTCTTAACTATGCTTGCGTCTAACGCAGGGAACATCTTTTTCAGAGCAGTAAAGTTACCCTGAGTTGCTTTTGTAATGGCTGCTGTTGTGGCTGCTAATTCATTTCCAGAACCTGCTGCAGAATCAATTGCAACGCTTTGTAGAAGCATGGCATCAGTTGAACTACCAGTGGCTATAACCAATTGATTAAAACTTGGAATTAACTGATCTCCCTGAATATTAGTCAGTAATTCAGTCTTATCAATATATTCGTTTACAGCAGCAATTTGAGCATCTGTAGCACCAACTGTATTCTTCAGTGTGTTGGTAAGAAGAATTTGCTCTCTAATATCGTCTTGAGCAGCCTTTACAGCATCTTTACCCAGTTTAATTGCAAATGCAGCAGACGCTGCTGTAGCGACAGCAAAAGCCTGTGTTGCTCTTCTGGAAAAGTTATCAATATTTGCTTGCAGTCTCTTTAGATCTCTTGCTGCCTCTTTACTACCTTTAGCGGAGTACTGGGAGATAATTCTTGCGTAAATAGATCCTTGTGCCATGAACTATCCCTTCTCCATATTTAAATGCTTTTGTAGTTTTGCTTTAGCCTCATCTAAGGCCTGAGAGACATTTCTTAGAATTCTATCTTTATGAATGTCTACTGCCCTCCATACTAAACGAGAGGCATCTCCTTGTTTTCTTTCCAAGTTACTTACAAATGTGCCAGACTTATTAATTCTTCCCGCAATTTCATAAATAACACCTGCAGCAGATCTATTCTTTAGTCCACCTGCAGAAGTGGTGTAGTCTCCTCTGACCTTACCTTCAGCCTTGGATGCTGAGATGCCTGCTTTGATAACACTCTGGTCCCAAGCAGGCCATCCAGCCCCACCACGACTACGAGGCTTACGAGGAGGTTCAGTTTTCCATCCACTAAGTGGTGGTTTTGCCTGAACAAAGCCTTGTGCCTCAACTTTTGCTTGACGAAGTTCAGAGTTAATAACCTTATTAAATCCCTTTACTGCGTCTTTATCAAATTGGGCTAATGCAGTTAGTGTCTCCTTGACTCCAGTTAACACTATTGCATCTTGGCTCATTTTTTTCTCGCATCCTTGTTTTTTTCTCTTAGATAAATAACCATTGCTTCAAGTACACCGTCAGGTGCATCAAGTAAAGCAACTGGTGATATGCCAGTTTCCACAGAAATAACTGCTACCTGATAGGTTAGGCTGTCTCTGTGGATTCTAAATTTGGGTCTACGACCAACTCAACACTGTCTAAAGTATCAAGGAAGGCATCTCCAAATGGCTTTACTGACTTGCCAGAGTCCTTCAAGGCACTCCAAGCAAGGAAGTAGATATGCTCAAGTTTTTGGTCTTCGCTAAGTAGTTTAGCAAATCCCTTATTGTACTTGTTTTCAAATGAAACAATTGATCTTGGACGCAGTGGAAATGTTCCATCTGTTCCATCATTTGTCTTTATCTTTATATGTAGTCCATCCATTATATTTACCCCTTCAAGGTTATGATGTTGTTTTTGTAATCTCGCCAGTAATTGGCCAAGTTACTACTGCTGTTGATAATTCTCCAACGGACGCTGATAAAGGAGTCCATTCAGAAATTACCATGTCAAAACGATATTGTGGATTAATTGCACTTACAACAGCGTTTACTGGTCTAATTCTACACCTAAGTGTAGTACCAATAAATGGATAGATTATTGCTTCTAATCCACCTGCTGCATTTACGACAGTTTCAAAGTCTTGATTAAATTCAAATGTGACTTGATTCTGTCCTAATCCTGCAATCATCTTTCTATAAACATCGTTCATTTGTGTAGTCTCAATTAGTTCATGTGAGGTCGTCAGAGTGATTCCAGTAACAAAATCTGAGATATCCCAGGTTGTTCCAGAGCCAGTTTCTTGCAACTGAACATATGCGTTGGTTAAGACTAATGCGCTCATAGATTACGGTGTAACGCTCTTTGTAATGTCGCCGTTTACTGGCCATGTAACAGAAACAGTTGCGAGTTCGCCTACTGCTCCGTTTAGTGGTGTCCACTCTGAAACCAAAACATCAAATGTGTATGATGGATTTGTTGCTGATGTGGTTGAGCCATCTGGCTTAACGATAACTGAAATATCGTTTTGTCCTACCCAAGATGTACCTACTGCGTTTACAGTTGCTTCCAACTCTGCTGTTGAGAAGTCCTGGTTAAATTCAATTGTTACTGAATTGTCCTTAAGACCTCCAACACGAGTTCTTGCACCTGCTGCAGACATTGCAGTTGTCTCAACTGCGTCTACATTCTGGTTAAGAGTTACGCTTGTAACATGATCAGAAAAATCTGTTCCGTCAATGCTTACAAACGCATTTGTTAACACTATTGGTGTATATGCCATGATTATTTATCTCCTTCGTGATTATTTGTATTAAAAACAGGAACTTCTGGCTCCTGAACTTTTGTGTCAAACTGTGATTCTTTTACTACTTTTGGTGTCTCTGATGCTTTCTTGATATGCCCTGCTGCAAGAAGTCTTTCAACTTTTCCTCCATTGCTAAGTATATCATCTACGGTAAGTTTTTCACCATTAATCTTACCGCAAATCCTTTTAGTTGAGGTAACTATATATTCCATTGTTTTCTCCTTAGCCCCAAATTGCGAGGTTGTAACGATAAGATAGATATGTCTGATCACCAGTTTGATAAGTACCACTTTCTGCACTTACGAGTCTGGAAGTTTTAACAGAACCATTTAGAGTCACATCTGAATCCATGGCACCCTTAATTGAATTAGGGCCACCACCAGCCAGAAGTTCATCTAACTTGTCCTGTCCTGCTCTCTCAGAAAATCTTTGAACAATCACATAAATATCGCAAGTTGCTGTGTCTAAGCCACGAGCCATGCTTGCGTCAAATGTGAAATCTAATTGACCAACAATTGCACATGGTGGAACTACTACATCTGGTATCAGATCATAAGTTCTTAAGTTGATCGTTTGTAAATTCTTCTTTATGCCTTCTCTGACTGCGCTAATACTTGTAATCATTAGTAGGCCAATCCAAAGTTTCTACGGAATGTCTTTAGTAGCATCTCAACATCTGGATCAAGGCGAGAATTAAGACGAACTGTTCCTAATTCTACAGAACCAGCAATACCAAACGGAGACTGCTTTCTAATAAATAATCTTGCTGCTTGTATCTTGCAAGCAAGTTCTACTTCATAAGGTATTTCTTTCCAGCCCCAAACTCCACTTATCTTAACTGTCTGTGGAAAGAAGTAAGGAAATACATATGTCTGAATTGCTAATAGTCTGGTCACAGGCTTGCCCGTTTCTGGATTATTAATAGGCTCATACATAAGGTCTGTGTCTAAATTCCATACCTGGTTGAATGGTCCAGATTGATTTGCTCTTGTTCTTACTTCTGTAGGTTCAATAAGGTCATCAATCTCTAAGTACCACGGATTTACAGGTGTGTAGTATTTAGTTACAGGTGCTGCTAATGTGCCTTCTTGGTAGAAAGATCTTTGGCAGTAGTCATCAATCATACGGCTTGCAGCAAGAATAGCCATCTGAATTTCATTATCATCATTGCTATCTTCAATTTGCAGGCTGTTTCTTACATCTGCTAATGTCGTATAAACATTAGTAGGTTGCTGACTTTGTGCAAGCGTAGGTCTACTCATTTACTCCTCTTCTCCAATTTAGGCAACATTGCTTTTTCCATCTTAGGTAAAGCAGTTGCAGTTTCCTTCTTGATTCTAAAAATCTTTTTAATCTTATTCATAAATTCCTTTTCTAAAAAGAGTGGACCCAAATGCGGGGTTCATCCAGGCCCACTCTCCCTTAGATTACTCTAAGTATTGCACAGAATTAACTATGCAAACTTTAGAATGTAGGTGTTACAAGACCAGTTCCTGAGATCTTTGAGAATGCTGCAGGGTAACGGCCAGCAGTTGCTGCTGCGTATCCGTATACGACTGACTTAATTGTCAAAGAACCAGCACCTGTTGCATCAAAGTTCAATGCAAATGGTGATCCAGCCTGCTCCCAAAGATGGAATTCTGGTGCAGTTACGCAATAGATTTCATCTTCGTTAGTGCCAGCACCTGCTGTTGTTGTAACATT